TAAAAACGCATCGATACAATCGTGTAAACGTGTCGGGTTGTATTTTGATGGTATTGAGAAGTCTTACGATACGCATATGAAAGAACTGGATTATATCGTTGAGAACAAGAACGGTATAAATATTCAAACTGAAGAACTGATAGCTGGTGATTTCCATTCTATCGGGAAAGCGTTTGATTGCGCTGGAATGAAGTTTGACAAAGATCTAGCCTCTAAGTTTGTAGATAGAAAACTCTGGCATTTCAAATGATCACAAAAGAATACAGAGAGCTAAACGAAAAGCTCCATCAGAGAAATAGAAATTACGGTGTCGGAGGAAAGTTCTGGATTCAGCCAGTTAAACAATGGGCTCGTTCACACGGATGCAAGTCAGTACTGGACTATGGTGCTGGTAAAGGCGTTTTGTCAAAAGGTCTTGAAGATACTCTTGATGTAAGGATGTATGACCCTTGCATACCTGATATAGCGGGATTACCAGATAAAGCGGATCTTGTTGTCTGTAAGGATGTGATGGAGCACGTAGAACGAGAATACGTTGATGATGTTCTGGACCATATTAAGGAATTGGCTGAAAAGTCAGTTATTTTAAGTATCGCAATCATAAAAAGTAACAAGAAGCTGCCAGATGGCAGAAATTGTCATATCACTATTGAGAAACCTGATTGGTGGCTTGAGAAAATACGCAATCGCTGGAAGATCGAGAAGGTAGAAAGAAAGGATAAAGCAGTAGATGCTTACTGTGTTCTCCTTTAAGTGGGGCTCTAAGTATTCTCCGGATTATGTAAATATTCTTGACAGTATGCTTAAAAGGAATTTAAGCAATTTCAGGCATATCTGCATAACCGATGATGATAAGGACGTTAATGTTGAATGCTGGCCGTTGTGGGACTTCTACAACGGGATAGGGTGCTATCGAAGGCTATACGTCTTCTCTGAAGAGTTCGGTGAGCGAGCTGGCGGAAAGTTCGTCTGTATAGACCTGGATTGCATTATTACCAGTAACATCGATGAGTTGTTTACTGATGACGACTTCAGGATAAATGCATCCCCTGGAATGCCAACACATTACAACGCAGCGATGTTCATGCTGCAGCCTGGAACCAGAAAGCAGGTCTACGAGAACTTTAAAGGGCCGGTCAAAAGCAGATTTACGGGAACGGATCAGGCGTTTATTCGTGAGACGCTGCCAAACGAGAAAGTCTGGAAAGAAGAAATAGGCCATTACGGAATTACTGATATTACGGATAAGAAGATCGTCTTCTTCTCAGGGCCAAATAAAGACCCAAAGACCTGTAAACATCCGATAAGAGAGTATTGGTATTGAAGATCCTGACAGCGTTCCGTCCTGGTGGACTTTACACCGAAGAACACATAGATCGTCTCTACAAGCAGGTTAAATATGCTTCAGGGCTTGATCTTGAATGTATTCTTGGTGAATACCCGCATTGGTGGTGCAAGATGACAGCCTTTAGAACGCAAGGGCCTGTTTTATATTTCGATCTTGATACTACGATTGTCGATGATTTAACGCCGTTGATTGAGATTGCAGAAAGTGAACGCTTCGTTACTTTGCGAGATTTCAATTATCCGGATAGAGTCGGATCTGGCGTGATGTCGTGGAATGGAGATATGAGCCACATCCATTCTGAGTTCGCAATCAACCCTAACGGGAACATGAATACTTTTCCTGGTGGCGATCAGGACTTTATCGGTGAAGGTCATCATTCACCTGAATATTGGCAGGATCTTCTACCGAATCAGATTCAATCGTACAAATTACATGTGAAGAGAACCGGCATTCATCCTGATTGTCGAGTAATTGCATTCCATGGGAAACCTAAACCTTGGGATATCAATGAGTTAGTGAAGGAGTAAGAGAATGAGTGCAAACCCATTAGTAGACGCTGCTGGACTTGGTGACGTTGAGATTATCATCCGTCAGGCAATTGTAGATCCGCCAAGCATGGCTACAACGGTAGATGCTACGGTCAGTGCTGCTGTGACTGATGTTGAAATCGGTGACTTTGTAATGCCTATCGCGCCATATGATTTGCAGAGCATGATTGTAAATGCCGGTCCATCAGCCTCAAATACTGTTGATGTGAACTTCTACAATGCCAGTGCTGGTACTGTTGATCTTGCCTCTGGCACATGGACATTTATCATTCTTAAGCCTGGACAGATTTGAACCAAGCCCTCCAAGAGGCTCTATCTCAATTAGAGTCTCGAATAGCTCAGCGTAAACTCTACAGACATCGCCCATACGGGCATCCAGAAACACTATGCCCTGATGGCGAGCTGTGGAAGCAAAAGCACGAACAGGGTGAATGGTGCGAATGGTCAAATAAGCCTTGGCAGTATGATTTCCACGAAGCCGGAAAAGACAATCAGGAAAGACTTGTTGTCTGTGGAAACAGGGTAGGTAAGTCAGAATCAGGCGGTTATGAAGTAGCCATTCATATGACTGGTGACTACCCAGACGACTGGAAAGGCATTAGATTTGATAAACCGCCTCTTATCTGGACCGGTAGCCCTACAAATGAGACTTCAAGGGACATTATCCAAAAGGCTTTATTGGGTGGAACTTCAAAGGAAGAACTAGGAACCGGGTTTATTCCAAAAGAGCGCCTTCATGAAAGGCCAAAGATGCGTCAAGCAGGCTGTTCTGATGTTGTTGACCTTTTTAAGGTCTCTCACAGCTCAGGAGGGGTTGCAACCTGTGTGATGAAGACATACGAGCAGGGGTGGAGGAAATGGCAAGGAACGGCTCCACAAGTCGTCTGGTTAGACGAAGAACCTGATGATTATCGTATATACACAGAAGCTTTAACCCGTCTTCTGACTTCTCACGGAATCATGATGGTGACGTTTACTCCGTTACTTGGGCAGACTGAACTTGTCAGGCATTTCCAGCATTCTGATAACGAAGGCGTTTGGATAGGAACTGCCACATGGGAAGATGCCCCGCATCTATTAAAGGAAGAAAGAGAGCGTATGATGCGCTCATACCCACGGCATGAACTTCAGGCTAGGACGATGGGTGTACCCATGATGGGTGAAGGCGCTGTGTTTACAACGCCTGAAGAGGACGTTGTTTGTGATCCGTTTGAAATCCCTCATTACTTCGCTCGTATTAACGGTATTGATTTTGGCTTGGATCATCCTTTTGGTTGCGCCAAGCTGGCTATAGACCGTGACAGAGATATTATCTATCTCTACGACGATTACAGGAAGAAAGGTGAGATTAACTTAGCTTTCCATGCTGAGAAGATCCGAAATCCCAATCCATGGATTCCAGTTGCATGGCCCCATGATGGTGCAAAGCGCAGTCCTGGAGCAGGTGATAAAGAATCGCTATCACTGAAAAACAAGATGAAAGGTTTAGGGGTAAACGTCCTAAACAAGTCAGCACGATATAAGAATGATCGTGGTGGCCCTCAACCTGTCTGGCCGATTATTGAAGAACTGTCTGAACGTGAAAGAACAGGACGGTTCAAGGTATTTTCGACCTGTAACTATTATCTTGAAGAACGGCGTAATTATCATCAGAAGATAACTAAGTCTGGTGATTCAGAATTAAATCAAAGACGTGACGATACTCTAAAGGCATGTTTTTACGGCGTAATGATGCGTCGATACGCAAAGACATTCCATTCAAAGGCTGTTAAACGTCCAACAACTTCATGTTTCAGCACAAGGGTTCACTATGCAATGGACTAGAACACATCTTCCGTCTAGCCGCGCTCAATTAGAGCAGTTTGTAAAAGACAACAATCTACACCCATTTGCGGTTACTAATTACAAAGGCCGTGATATTTTCTTGGCTGAAACTGAATTAGAGCTTGATAAGCCTGAAGAATATCCATGGGGTTATTATCAAACTGCATGGTTTGTAACACGGCCCGATTCAATGGAAAAGATGGATGGCGGTAGTTGGTTGGAGTTTGAAGCCATGCACGACATGGAAGCAAGCTGGACACCACAGACAAAACAAGAAGCAAGAATTGAAGCGACGATCAAGATGGCGATGAACTGGATTGACAAGAGTGAACAAGCAGGGAGATATGATTCCTAATGGCTGATAAAAAGTTCACCAAGTCAGACAAAGACATCATATCTGAAAAGATTGTTGACACCTTCTCCAAAAGAAAGGGAGATCGACACATTCTTGAAAGCCAGTGGCGTGAAATAGATCGACAGATCGCTATGGAGCCCGGTTTCGACGTTCAAAAGCAGCGTCAGGGTGATATCGAGTCAAAGAAAGCCTGGATGGCTGAAGCAGAACTTCCTAACCAAGCAGAAACACTTGAAATAAGTACAGCTGATGCAAGACGCTTGATGATGCCTAACGGTGTCGATTGGTTTTCAGCCCATGCTGCTTTGACGGATGATTATTTGGAAAGGGTTGATTTCCAGTCATTAGTCGCCGGTGATCTAAACGAAGTCCCAAGCCAGGTAGATCAAGACAATGCTGATAAATTGGTCCAGGGCCTTTTAACCCACTGGCACAATCAATATGACTTCAAAGGTAATGTCGATTTAATCAACGCCGAAGCATTCAAATATTCCATGGGTGTTGGTCGTGTTCGATATGTGAACAAACGTGTCTTCCTACACGAGACTAAAGGTGTTCAGTTCAAAACACACAAAATTCCAATGCTCGTACCACGGAGTATTAAACACACCTATTTAGATGATACTTGCCATAGTTTGAACAACGAAGGTCAGATTGTCGCCCCCGGTCAGATCTTTGAATATAAGCAGTATGCCAAAGATATCATGATGGCGACTAAAACAGGTTCAACAGATGTCAATTTAATGACTGGAGGTTGGATACGAAACGCTCTGAAAGGCTGGGATGAGGACGAACAAGTCCAGGTAATTGAGTGGGAAGGCGATATGGTTGTCAATCGTAAATCGACTGGTGCCATGTATCTTCCAAACGCCATTATTTCAGTTGCTGTCGGGTCTAGGGATGGAAAGTCAGAACGGACTATATTCAGAATCCGCAAGAATGACGTTCCATATACCTCTTATATCCTATTCCCGTACCACAGAGAGCACATTGACAGTCCTTATGCCACGTCTCCATTGATGAAGGGTCGCCCTTTACAGATGGCTTCTACGCAAGCCCTTAATCGACTGATGGAGTGGGCTTCTTTACAGCTTCAGCCACCACTGACAAAAGACGCTGATGCTGATACAGACCCTGAAACGTTTCCAGGTGCGGTATGGGATGAAAGCGTTACTTCTAATCAGATTGGTGATGGTAATGCCATGTTGGCGGTATTTCAGGCCCTGTTAAGCCAATACAGTGACGTAACGGGTACTACAGCTCCTAGATTGGGCCAGCAGACGCTTTCACACACAACGGCGTTCTCAAAAGAGGCTGAATTGGCAAGAGCACAGATCAGGGTTAACGATTATGTTAATTCTACGCTCGAAAGCCCTCTAACTCGTTGGTTACATATAGAATATCAGTTAGGCCGGAAGAATATGGGCGATGAAATGTTCTATATCCGGCCCTATCAAGGCTTTGTGAGAGTTAGAAAGGAATTCTTACCTGATTTTGTTGAGTTCGAGGCTTTTGGCGCTGGTCAATCAGCCGATGAGAATGTGAAATTCCAGCGGAGAATGGCAGCGTTCAATCAAGCCGTTCAACTTGATCAGTTGGCTATTTCACAAGGCAAGCCTCCTTCACTCGATATCAATGCATCTATCCAGCAAATCCTTCGTGAGGGTGGCTGGACTGATATTGATGTATTAACCCCACAACCACAGGCGCAGGAGATTGCCCCTGAATTAGTCAACCCTGGAGCCGGTGTAGCCGCACAGCAAGCTCTAGCCTTTGGACAGAGATAATATGTCACCAGAAGCCCAAGTCCTCTTAGAGGAGCTTTACGGAAGACCGGAGTGGAAAGAGATAATCGAAGAAATTGAAAAGGTTAAAATCCCACGATTTAAACCGATCAAACAACCAGATCACCAACAAGAGGCCCAGTTTTATAACTGGGTTTTTTATTCGGGTCGTGCTTTAGAGAACGACCGTATTACTAAAATCCTAACAGGAGAAAGAAACCATGTCCGAGGTTAATGAGACCAATACAGAGGCGCAACAGCCATCTGCTGAGGTTGAGAACGCTCAGGAGCCGTCTCTCGACAGCCTACTGTCTGAATACGATGAGACACCTAAAGAGGAGCCAAAACAAGAAGCTCCTCAACCGACCGCACCTACCGTTACAGCAGATGTTCAAGAATTCATGGCTCGCCAGATCAAGAAAGAACAGACCGAAGCGATCCAGGAATCTGCGAAAACGTTGCGTGAGGCTGCTGGACAAACCCATCTATCTGAAAAGTGGTTCGAGGGGCAGCTCCATGTTGCCGCCAATCAAGATCCACGGATATATGCTGCGTTTGAGAACAGGGCCAATAACCCTGGAGCATGGAACGCTATTCTTAAAACATTAGGCAAGGATATTGCCAAAGAACTGACGCAGCCACAGACCGATGAAGCATCCACAGAATCATGGAACGCTGTAGAGGCTAGTGTGCATAGTGCATCAACCTCAAATCAGGCGGAGAAACAGCTTAACTGGGCAGGAATGACCGATTCCGAATTTATGGCAGCTAAGTCTAAGCTTCGCTAAGGAGTAAATCATGCCTTTAACTACTTCGGGTACTAGTACCCTTCAAAAACCCGTTAACACGATTTTCATGCAGACGCTGCTTCGTACTGCAAAATCTCGTGCGGTTCACTTTCTCGGCACCACACCTAGCAGCATCCAGGAAAACATGGGTACGACTACGGCAACGTGGCGTCGTATTACGATTAACTCTAACCAGCGTGGTACTTTGGCAGAGCAGGCAACTACGGCGTATATGAATACCCGTAATGCCTCAACGCTCCAGATCAGTGCACCGACTGCAACGGCATTGAAATACGGTAACTTCGTGATTCTTAACGAAGAAGCCGACATCATCAACTTTAATGGTCAGACTGACAAGATCATTGAAGTCATGGGTGTAGATGCTGGTGATTACCTCGACATTCTCCAGAGGACTGCAGAAGTAGACTGTGTAACACTTATTTATGCAGGTGGTGTTGCTTCTGAAGGTGCTGTTGTGTCGAAGATCACAAAAGCGTCTATTCAGTCAGCGGTTAACACCCTGGACAAGAATAAAGCCCTTACCTTTACGCCGATGACAACCGGCAGTCAGAACTTCGGCACGACCCAGCTGATGCCTGGATTTATCGGTATTACTCATCCTGACGTAGCTATCGATATCACTCAGCTTGCTGGATTTAAGCCTGCTGAAACGTATGCCGGTCAGGTAGCTCTGTTCATGGGTGAATACGGTTCCATGACGGTAGCCGGTCAGACTGTCCGCTTTGTTTCCGGTCAGAACGCTGACGTTGAAGCAGATGCTGGTGGCTTGACTGGTACTACTGGTCTTCGTTCTACCACTGGTACGAACATCGACACCTATACGACCCTGATTTACGGCCGTGAAGCGTTTGGATCGCTTGGTTTCGGTGCAACTATGCCTGATGGTGCGTTTATGGCTGGTGATGATGTAAGTGCTATTCGATTGATCTCGAAAGGTCTTGCGTCTGGTGGTACCTCTGATCCTTATGAGGAAATCATGACAATTGCGTATAAGTTCTGGCACGCAGCAACATGTCTTAATACGGCATGGGCTCGTGGTATCGTTTCTGGAGCTACTGCGCTTTAATCTATACCCCCCTCTTCGGAGGGGGCTTTTTAAGAGGTAATTATGTCTAGAGTTGCAATACTATCAACAGATGGCCGAAGTGAATTCCAGAGGATGTCTCGCAGGGAGATCTGGAGAGCATTAAAGAATGCTAATATTCCACACAAGGCAGGATGCACCTCTGAAGACGGGATTAAATTATTGCAAGCCAATCAAGTTAATCCGATGGAAGTAATTGAGT